TCACTGAAACAGCAGTGTCTAAATTTGTAAAATTCGCTTGAATTATACTAACTATAGAATTTCCAGTAATACTAATTCCAACAGTGTCTTCTTCAAGAAGAGTATTGTTAAACTTAATATTATATACGTCTATCTTACTTTTATATATATTTAATTTAGTGTTACTAAAAGTTGCGTTTCTAATATAAATGTTATTACAAAATTGTATAGTAATATCAGTATTAGAAATAGTACTATTATTAAAATCTATAATAATAGGAATACTTATATTAGTTAAATGAAACCCATCATAAGTAGATGCAGTTTTAACACTGATTGTATATCCTTTCATGGTAGATGTAATCATAGAAAAGGCATCTTCAAAATTTTTGAAAGGTCTATTAGAACTACCATCTGATTTTCCCCTATAAGTATTATCTACATAAATTATAATAGAACTTATATCAGAATAACTAAATAAAGAAGAATTAGTTAAACTAAGCCCAGAAGTAATCGTATCTCTCTTTAGAGAGGGGAGCTTATATAACATATTAAAAAATCTATTTATAGACCTTACAAATACACTCATGTAAATATTATCATTGTATTTGCATAATCCTTCACTTTCTCCTTCGATTGAGTTAATTTTTATAGGCTGTATTGTGATTGGTGATTTAGTTGCTAAATCATATATTGCAGTAGCATATCCATCTAAAATAGAGGCAGCTCTTATGCTCTCATTTACATAAAGTATTCCATTTTTAACAACAACTGCTTGATTAGTAATAGAATAATCAATATTATTGGCAAATGGCCCACCGTTTTCAATATTAATATTAAATGTTCTTATTAATACAGTACCAGTTATATCATATTGTCTTACATACCCAGGAGATATCGTATAGATAAAATCACCATCTACATCTAAAGCATAGCAATTATCATTTATAAATGTAGTACCATTTACCACATCATTATTACCATTTATAAGTTCGGATATTAGAAATTTAGTAATAGTGCCATTTTCAGTACATGGTACAATAATTGAATCATCTAATATAGCTGCATCATTGACATGCCCCCCCATATTAATAATTCCACTTGATATTAAATTACCATTATGGTCATTAACACAGAATATAGATTTATATTCAGGGGCAGTCGTACTTTTATCACTTATACTAAAAGTAAATATATAATTATCATTCATACACATTCCTGAAGTATATGATGGTTTGATGCCATTATATGAATCAGATATATTAGAATGAATGGGGTAGTATGATAAAATGCTATCAGGAGTTTCTTTTGTATAATCAATTAAACTTCCATATAATTTTCCATTAGTTTCCCAAAACGCTCCAAATAGAGGACTATTTTTAGGATTTCCCTTTATAATAGTATTATTACTTATAATAATACCATTACTAAAACTACCTCCTTGAAAATCTAAAGTACATCCAGCAAGAATAGTTAATATACCATGATTCAAGTCAATATCCTGTGTAATCTTATATATCTTATTAGCAGAATTAAATCTACTTTGAATTTCAGCAGTTAGATTAGGATAAGTTTCTTCTGAAGTTACAGTTAAAGCAGTTCCTGAAGTGCTATCAGTAGCAGTAACACTAAAAGATTGAATGTTACTAATATCCATTTCATTTATAACTTGTACTTCAGTACCACTTATCTGAAAGTAATCTCCTCCAGAAGCTAAACTATAAGAATAAGGACTTGTTCCTCCTGATACTACTATATCAGCTACTTTAGTTCCAGCTGCAAAAGAATCAGCTACAGCCACTTTATTAATTGTTATACTTAAAGCCATATTTATAAAGTCTTATTTTTAATTATATTAGAAAAATTATAAACAGCATATATTAAATCTATTGCTGTTTCTGGAGTGATTTCTGCACTACTCCAATAGTGCTGTTTCTGGAGTGATTTCTTTGAGACTCTATAAATTTATCTAATGTCTTTTTATCCCAGCTTAACTCCTTGAAACCTATATGATGTTCACCTCTTGGTAGTAAGCCAGCCCTTACATAATTATCAAATGTAGCTCTGCTAACATTAAGATACCTACAGGCTTCATATTTACTAATTCTCTCAGTTTTATCAGTAAAACTCCTAAGAACTTCAGTAACTTTTAATGCTTCATCCTCTGTTAAATTAGAGTTCCCACAATCTATATCATCAGCTATACTCTTTAAGAGGTTACTAATCACATTCATTACTTTATTAGTCATTTTATCTACTAATTTATTTTTTATTTTTGTTTCTTAAATATAGAAACAATGTTATGAAAGCTAAGATACCTGTGATAATCAAATATAGAATCAATAAATTAAAATCATCTAATGGTATT